CGTAGCAATAGAGCCGCCATCAAGGGCGTTCTTGCTACGTCCGATTGAGGTTGATCCTGCTGTGCTAACCGCAGAGATGTTGTTGCCAAGACCCGTCTGGGCAATAGCTTCATCACCTTGCATTTTGAACACTAGCTTAGGATCGTCAACAACATACGCCATAATGTCCGACGCTGCCGTAGAGGCAGGGAACTGCTGGTTGAATGTCATTTGACTTGTAGATGGATCAGTGTAGGAACATCCAACAAAGATACCAACTGTACCAGCAACAACAGAAGTTGTTACTGCGGCTTTTTCAAGTGTGCCAGCCGCGACTAGCTTAACGAAATCACCGTAAAAAATAGCAGTGCTGTAACCACTCGCAATCTTGATATGCCTGACCTTACCAGTGTAAGAGCCGCTTGCACTCAAAGTATTGACGGGTTCCGCACCATTGGGGGTAGCAGAAGTAGCCATAAATATGACCTCCTATGTAAAGAAGCTACCCACACCCAAGGGTTAGCTTCTACCGAAAGTAGTCCTCGTGCTTCTCTCAGGTTCCAAGAGAGGCATACGAGGGTCGTTTTCCCTGAGATAGTTGTTATCAACGGATTGCATCTGATTGTCAGCCATTTTCTGAAAATGTTCAGATCTGGACTGCATCTTGCCTTCCGGTGCTTTGCATAACAGCAATCCACCAACCTCAATGTTTCCTTCATACTTAGAGCCTACATCTGATGTAAGCATAAGTTCTGGATGGTCTTCAGCCTTTACAGGCTCCCAACCTTCCCGAAACATTCTTGATGTGTGAGTTGCGTCTGTTTGACCTAAGATGCTTGTTCTGACCCAACGAAAAACCCAGCCATCTTGTGGCTCGGGGTCGGGTATAACGGAAGCAGGAATCCAAGAATCACTTGGCCGAACATCACTATCTCTTTGTTCCCCATACCGGGGGGTGCGCTCTTCAGTCATTGGTTACTCCAATTAAACATATTTGGCATATTGCTCATCTGTTAAACCCAACCTCTTAGCGAGAGAGCGTTGGGAAGCCGTCAGCTTCACTGTGCGCGGTTTGGCTCCGTTGTTTCTAGTCGTCGGGGCCACCACCGTCGAGGGCTGAGTTGAGGGTGAAGAACGGACTTCTGGCTCTACGCCATCCCCCCACTCATAATCTGGAAATGCTTGCCTAACTGTTTGGTCTATCTGCCGGAAGTATTCGGGGCTGTTAGGCGCTACCCCTTTCTTAACTAACTCCGCATGTTTGCCGTAAGCCAAAGAGGTCATAGCCTCATGGCCGTCAGCCATAAACCAAGGATTGTTACTAGCCCACTCCTGAGTTTCAGGATCAGGCTGTGGTGCTGGTTGTTGCACAGGCTGCGGTGCAGGCTGCTGGTACTGAGGCTGCGGTGCAGGTTGAGGAAATGGTTGCGGTTGCCCCCAGTTCTGCTCTGCCTGCGGCTGTTGGGCCAAGCTTTGGGAATAACGATCAGCTTCAGTTAGCTCTGCTGTTGCTCTCGTTAAAGCTTCTTGAGCAGCAACTACATTATCTGTGTCGCCCTCTTCGTAGGCTTTACGGTATTGCTCTTTAGCCTGCTGTACAGCCATTTGACTGCGTTCTTTAATTTGATCAATTAACGCTTGCTCACCACGGCCTATCAGGGATTCATACTCCCTGTTCTTCTGAACCACTTGCTGGGCAACACGATAAGCCTCATCGCGTTCCGCAGCTACAGCTTGTGATTTACGCCTCTCTTCGTGAGATTCGTATTTAAGCTTGTTAATCCGCTTCTGAACTCTTTTGCTGTACCCAGATAGTTCGTCGTCAGTCAGTTCTCCTGCTTCTGCTTCCAAGTCATCCTGTACAGGTTGCTCTTCCACTTCTTCAATTGATTCTTCCTGCTGACCGCCTATCTTGGTGCGTACACCAAAGAACTTGTCCTCATCGGACATTTGCTCTTGTTCACTCATGCTCTAACAATCCCCCTTGGATCTTCAACAACAGCCTCTACGCTGTCATCGTTGATTAGCCTGAACTCCTTTCCGTGGATTTTTAATCTAGTGCCGCTGTATGGGCGCATGATTATCCAATCACCTTCTTTGCAGGAAGGGCCAGACGGAAACCGATTCTTATCGTTATAGCAATCAGGGCCAAGTTTTATGACCATGCCAAAGATAGATCCGATTTCTTCTTCAGATAGAGTTTTGTTAGATTTGAGAATACCGCCATCAAACTCCTTTTCAGGGTCTGGTAGCGCTACCAGTATTTTATACCCTTTCGGGTCAGGCAACTGACTTGCCTTGCGCGACTCTTCAGTCTCGGTTTCTTTTGCTAATGCTTCCATTAGTCTTCCTTCAGCACTGGAAAAAAGTGTCCAGAGTCACTTGCACTGCCTGATGCAGCGTTATGTTTCTTCGTATTTTGTTTTCAGGTCTAGTATTTCTCTCTCTGCTACTGCTAACCCTTCAATAATACCGCAGCATTTTGCGTATTCTTCGTATGTTTTACAACCCCCACCACTAACATGGTCAGCTATTTCATTCATCTGAGTTCGCAGGGTCTTACGCAAATGGTCGAAAACATTGTTTTCAGACATACTACTCATCAAGCAGATCCTTCATAATTTCAACGCCAAGCTTCGCGCCTTCAACCTGTTCTTTAGAAGCAATGCGCTTGGTCTCTAGCTGATCACGGTCATTGTCTTCTGCAACCCTGATTGCAAGCTCTGCTTCTTTGAGGTCTCTTTCCTGATCAAGCTTCTCTTGATCCAAGGCTGCTTTATTCATAGCCTTTTGAGCTTCAAGCTGCATTCTGGCCTGATCCATCATCATCTTGCCTTGAGCTTCCATTTCTTTAAGCTGCAATTCGCGTTGCTGCATTTGAACTACAGGATCTTGCATCATCTGCTCGTTCTGCTTCATCTGAGCTTCTTGCTGATTCTTGCCCAACAACTGGGCCGCAGCAGGAGCAGCAAGTTCTGATATTCTGAACTCGATATCTTCCGGCAATGCCTCTCCCGGTATGGGCAGCTTGAGGCCAAGCTCTTTTTCGATGTTTTGGCGGTACTGGAACGCAACGTGTTCCTGCACATGAGCAGCAAATATGCCCTGAATCTTCCCAGCATCTGGTGCCTTGGATAAAAGCTCCTGTATCTTTGGATCTTGCAGGGCTGACATGTGTACCTGTATGTGTGCTTCGTGATCCTGATAGATAAATGCCTTAACAGGTTCCCCGGTTATGATGTTCATGTTCTCAGAAACAGGATCTGTCGGCGGGATATCGTCTTCTGTTGGTACAATCTTCTCTGCATCTCGAATATTCAGGACTTCCAGCATCTGACGGTGCAATAACGGCAAGTCATACATCTGCGGAGCCTGAGACGACAGTTGTAATGCCGCCTGATACTGCATAATTCGCTGTGCCATCGTGCCAGCATTGGGATCACTAACCGGAATAATGTCTACACGGTCATCAAAGTCCTCTGATACCGGAATTTCACTGTCCATAACGTAGGGATAGGCTTCTGGGCCAAAATCCCGCACTAAATTCGACAATAATTTCAATTCTGTACGCATTGAGGCGTGTAATCGGGCCTGAACGGCGCTCATTACCTTCATTGACCGCTCTAAAATCGCCAAAGTGGTGCCAACTGGCGCTTCAGCGTTCATATCTGCGGCTTTTACGTCGGCAGCAGAGGCAAACCTACGTCCTTCCTCAACAATATTCGCCAAAAGCTGGTACAAAACATTGCTTGGCTCTTTGTAAGGCAGGAAACTGATGTTTTCTTTGATTGATCCACCCGGAACATCCACATCTCGGAACTCTCCGGGCATGATTGGCGTGTCATCACCCTTGATTCGCAGCCCTCTGGCCTTCAAACCACCCGGAAGATTGGACAAAGTGCCTGCATCTACCAGTTGTCGGAGCAATGAGGTCGCTGACTTAGCTAATCCACCGATCATGTGGATCAAACCAAAGCCATAAAAGCCTAATCCGGGGATATACTGGTAGTGAACAAAGTGTTCCCGCTTATTTTTTAGCTCGTCACCCTCGTACCAGTTGCGCCGAATGGACAAAATGACTCTGGATGACATGTCAATGGTAACTACATAGGGCAAGCTAATGCCTGTAAGCTCCCCATTCTGCCTATCTTCAAAGCCAAGCAGATCTAAATCAACCATCATCTCTAACAATGTGTGCCTAGAGTCAGCTTCGTAGCTGCCACTGTCGCCTGTTAGCTCGTTATACTTTTCTTTTACTCTGTCCGGGTCAGAGGCAGCAGCCCCCAGATCCACATCAGAGTAAAATCCAGAGACCTGAAGCTTACGAATATCATTCGCACTCTTCTTCATCACATGCGTAGCACGTTCACAGGTCGCCAGTTCAGAAGCACCATAGCTGACAACAAAGTCTTCAGCCGGGACAAACATGCTGCACGGCCTACCCATTGTCGGGTCAAAGTAAACCTTCCTAAACGCAGAGCCAGCCAAAGGTAGCGAAAATAGCATCCTCTCCGTTTCGGTGCGGTATTCGGTCATTTTCTCGGTAACGAGATAATTTAAATAATTCTGAACCCTGTTGGCCTGCTTTTCTTTTTCAGCATCAATGGCACCAACAATATTAGTTCTAACTGGGCCGCTGGCAGGGAAGATCTCTTGTATAGACTGAGACTGAAAACGAATAACCGCTTCTGTTAAAAGGGGATGGAACACGCCACATGCACCATCCCAAGGGGTAGTCCTATCTTCATGCTTGAGGCCCAGCAATTCTAGGCCATCAATATAGGAACGCTCCCAGTCGGCTCTGCTTTCCTTGTCAGTTTTAAACTGACCAACAAGCTCAGAGGCAAGTTCATAAAGATCTCGCTCATCAATGTGCTCTGCAAGATTGTCATTATGCTCAATGCCAAGCATTTCATTTGCATTGGGATCAAAGTCTATAATAATCCCGCCGTCCTCTGTTTCTAAAGAAACGGAATCTGGATTCTCTATTTCTATCTCCACAGCGCCCATGTCTTGCCCGACAGGGGTTGGAGTGTTTAGAGGGCGGTCAATAGCCATTTAGCCATCCTTTCTGAATACTTGGGGTCGTGCAGCGCCAGAACCACGGGCCATTGTTTTGCCGCCAGTTTTTCCACCTTTAGACATTCCCTTGGTCTTACCGCCCATAAAGTAACCTTTTGCTTTAGGCACTTTTCTTCCGGCGCTCATCTTGCCCTTGCCATCAGCAGCAAAGAAGGGTACATCTTTACCTTGAGCATTCTTCACCATTTTAAGCTTGCCACCAGCGTTCATGCCTTTGGGTCTCATCTTCCCGCCGCCCATATAACCTTTTGGTTTCATCTTTTAGTCCTCACTGTACAGATTATCGAAAACCCGCTTTGTATCGTGAATGTACTCTACATCATCTTTCGAGTTGTAGGTTCGTTGATTGGGCCTGAAGTCTGGAGCGCCTACCCCTGTTTCAAACCATGCGGGGTGAGTCACCCTAACCCTGTTATTAGGTAAAGCAACGATATTGCCCGTGTATTCTCCAGCATTCAACAATTCCAGCACATGACTTTGTTTATGCTGTGCCGGGTCATCTGCCACTTCATTGTCGGTGTAGTCTACCGTGAAATAGTATTTTGCCGGATAAAACTCCCCGTCTACCTTAGCTAACCAAGGAGCAGGGCTTGCTCTTTCTATCTGGTAGACCGCATGGGTATGGGACATACAATCCCAAGGCTGTGCTGCCCAGACAGGTAACTCTTTAGGCCACTCCTCAAAAGGGGTATCGCCTACCAGCGCGGTGATTGGCATCCTTGCCCACATCGCCCCGCCATGAATGTTTTGCTCGTCTTGTTCATCGTAAGTTTCAGCGCCAGTAAAGATTATCTGAAAACTCAGGCATCTTTTCGGCATGGTAGTGACAGCTACGGCCATCGCATGGAGAAACTCACCATGATACTTCTGGTTGTTGTGGGTGTATTCTCTTCTCACCCAGCATTTAAAATACGGTATGTTGCTTTGCAAAAACGGCACTAAGCTGCTTCCCCGTAGAATTTCTTCTCCCATTCCTTGTGCCTTTGAATGGGTATCTTGAAGTAGGGCAAGAATCTTGCCATGTAAACTACAAAATGATTCAACCAGTTCAGGGGCCAAGGCAATGGCCTCATGTAATCCAAGAACAAAACAATACGATTTCTATCTGTCATGTTCACGGCAATATGCTCGTATGTGTCATCAAAGACAACAGCCTTGCCTTCTTCCCAACGATACTCCTGCTGGTTAACCACTAGAGTGCAGCCTTTGCCCTCTGTTGGTATCTGCAATCCAAGATGAATCCTCAAGATACCGCACCACGGCCCTTCATGGGGCATCAGCATTTTCCGGGGGCCGATCACAGAAAAATAGGCAGAAATCAAATTTTTTTCGGATTCTATGATTTTCATGGTTTCTGGGAACTCTTGACAGTTCCGCTCAAACCTAATCTTGCCTGCCTTAAGGAAAAACATTTTCCATTTGTCATCGTTGGAAATGTATATCTGATCTGGACTCATTTCCTGAAATGGTGCGAAATCGTTAAGCCGATCCTGCATCTTCTCAAACTCACCCTTGATTATTGGATACTTATCTTCCAATACCTTGGTGATTGGAAAATCTTCGTTGTCAAAAAAGACCTTGTTGCCAAGTAACGAAAACTTCCTAAACAGCGGTCTTAGGGCTTTTTCTATCAGCCAACCGTTTACTTCAATCAATAATATTCAGCCTTTCTTGCGTAAAAAGGCTCATCCTCTTCATCTGAGTTTAATCTCAGGAACCCACCCTGCCTGAACCGGAGGAGTGCCTGTGTCGATGAGTCAACTAAATCATCATGCTCCCCAGCAGGGAAAGCGGCAAATTCTTCAATAACCTCTTCAGCAAAGCGAGTGCCGGGACACCAGACAATGCCAGAGGCAAACAGGTCTGACACTGCATTTACCCTTGAGATCTTGTCGTTGCCTCTTGAAGGTGTGTACTCGCTAACCGGGATACCCATTGCTCTTAACTCGAAAATAAGAGGCGTACCCGCTGCTTTGGCTTCAACGATGCAGGCATCAGGCTCAAATTCCTTGTACATCTCCATCGCGCATTTCTTTAATTCTGGGAACTCCAGTCGTTCCTTGTATGCATCCAGCAGAATAATATTGGGCTGCGTAACCCCGTCATCGTCTGGATTGTAGAAAACACCCCATGTTGTACAGGCAGAGTAGTCAGATCTCTGTGTTTTCAGGAATGCCGTGTCCCAAGACTGGATAATAAACTCACAGGGAGGAGGACGTTCATCTTCCCAGATTTTCCACCATTCCCGTTTAACCAGCGCACCTTCTTCAGATGACGGGTCTTGCTGGTACTGGGCATTCCATTTCGGAGCCGGGAGTTCACTCCTCAAAGCTTCCAGTTCTTCTAATCGCCAGAACTCAGGCCATAAAGCCTTGCCTGACGGCATAATTGCCGGAAACTCAATCAGTTCCCATTCATCCATTCCTTCTCGTTGAACGGATGTTTTAATAATCTTTCCTGTCAGATCCCGTTTGTGCCAACGGGTCATCACAATAATAATGGCCCCTCCGGGCTGTAAACGCTGCCTTGGGCCTGATGTATACCATTCGTATACCTTGTCAAAAACGGCGGGGTCTGCGCTTTGGCCTTCCTGTTCACTGTGGGGATCATCAATGATCAGCAGATCAGCGCCTTTACCTGTTACCGCACCTCCAACACCAATAGCGAAGTATTCCCCGCCTTGACTGGTACTCCAGCGTCCCGCTGCCTTTGAATCGGCTCTCA